CCAAAACTGGCTACCCCCCTGAATTTAAAAACTGGCTACCCCCTCCGATTTAAAAAGTGGCTACCCCCTCCGATTTGCAAAAGGGATTTGAGTAAAAGCGGCTACCCCCCAACGACCCGACCCAACAAGACACAAAAAAGCCGCTCCTAAGAGCGGCTTGAGGGTAAAGGGGCTACCCCCTCAATTTCACGCCTCGACCACGTGTGGGGCTAGTCTCGGCGCTTCCTCGGCAAATCCGAAGTGCGTCATGCGATCGACAACGCGCTTGCACAGATCAGCGTGAATCTCAGAGACGGGAATCAATGCACCGTCACGATCGCAGGTCGCCCATTTGATTTGGATCAGCACGTTGTGCATTGGGTTCTGGTAGTCAGCATTCTGTGTCACTTTCAAACGTGAGCGCATCGCGAGCGCTTGAGTGAAAGCCACCCAAAGAACGATTTTTTCGAGTTCAATTGTGCCAGCGTGTTGGCGGTATTCAAGCGTTTCATGCTTGAGATAAGCCGTCAAATTAAGCTTACGATAGCGCCAATGATCGCCGCGGCGAACTGTGCCAATGTCAGAGTTGATCGAATCGTTCAAAACGTCGCGATTCGATTTGCACCATTGCGTATTTGAACCGCGTCGGCTTTGGGGCATCATGCAATCAATCGCTTGCTCGCTTTTCACGATCAAATTGACTGCGTATTGCAACCGCTTTGCTGTAAACTTTTTCGCGCAATGGTGAACGTGCAAACCGCATGTGGCGTTCACTGTGCAACCAAACTCTTTTAAGATATCAGTGACAATTTTCAGCTCGCGAAACATTTGCTTTGGTTCAAGCGGCGGCGCTACTATTTCCATCATTTTCCAACAACTTGAACCGCGTAAACTTCCGTCGGTTTCAATTTTCCAATGCTCCATCGTGCCAGCCCCCCAGTTCTCTTCTTTCAGTCCAACGGCAGTATTTAGCACCTCTAGCAAGTCACGGTAGGCTGGCAAGGGAATCGCAAGCTCCATTTCGACGCCACATTTACGGCTCAACATTGTGGAAGCGATTTGATCTAGTTTTTCGTTATTCATTTGGTATGGTTTTCGTTTTGGTTTTGTCGGCGTTTTGGCAACATGCCGCCGCCGACAAATCAGAGAATGCATCAAACGCTCCGAGCATCAAGATTAATTTTCAAAAAGTGGCTACCCCCTTCGTAAAATAATTGGCTACCCCCTTTCCAAAAAGTGACTACCCCATGCCAAAAAGTGACTACCCCCTCCTTCTGTGCTGTGCTCCTGTGCTGTGCTGTGCTGTGCTGTATTGGTGGTGCTGTGCTGTGCAATGCATAACCACCACGGAGAAACAAACAATAGTTACGGGCGAGTAACTATTGCGTGTGCGCGCGCGCCTCATCGGAGGGGGGGAGGGGGTGAGCGATTCGTGCTGCTGTCTAGCGGTATAATACATATATGACCCTACAAAAAATCAAAATGAGATTACCGACATATCAAAGATGCAGAGTGATAGAGGCTTGCCAACGTCGCTTCGCTCCTAAGCCTCCCAGACTCACCTATGGTTCGATTATAACATAGCTGTCAAGTGTGTCAAGCTCTTTTTTGGGTCTTTTTGCTATAAATGGAACGTAAGTCGTTGGTGTGTATGGTGTAAACTATTTTCATTTATTTTCAAAGGGGGATATAATAGGGGGTTGTTTTAATGGTTAAGGGAATATAACAGGGGGTTGACAGGTGTGTTAAGATATAGGCATGTCAACAAAAGGATCAGAGCCAAGAACATTAAACCGAGACGCCGCTAAGTATCGTAGCAATTTCGATAGCATTAAGAAGGACACGCGCAAAGCTTCTGGCAAGCGAGAGGTTTTAGCATCTGAGCTTCCCACTGGCATTCGTTCACGGACAATATACGGGAGTAACAAGTAATGGAAGATACCGAAGAGGCAATCAATACGATTAAGGCAATTATGGCGGAACACTCCATAAACTACGCCTTTGCTATTATTGATGAAGACGGTGATTTGCGTTACGATTATAGTAACTGGCGTGTAGGTCGTATGCTATTTAGTGACAGCCTAGCAGACATGGACACAGAGGTAGGCATAGGCGGATTTGACTGGGACGATATAGAGGAGGACGAAGAGGATGAGTGAAGAGTTAAAGCTAGAGACTAAAGATTTCATTACCAAGAAGCTCAGGGATGCACAGGAGTCCACTGGGCAGAATCGGGCGTGGTGTGTGCGTGAGCCAAAGAAGTGGGCATTGGTTGCTCAACACATCATTCAAAAGCCCAATGGCGTGAGTGAGTTCATGCGAAAAAACAACATTACTCGGAACTTCTACTACGACGTGCAGACAGAGCTAATGGCAGACCCAGAGTCATCGGAGATCCGCAATGCGTGGGCTTCTGAGATCTCCTCAGTGATGTTCCAGGGGCTAGACACTTATAGGCAAGCACAGGATCAATACTCCAAGCTAGTAGAGAGCGGGGAGATCAATATAGATGGCAATGAGCTATTCAAGCAGGGCAAGAGCCTACAGGCGTTCAGCGACATTCACGCAAAGCTGACGGGCAACAACATTCAGAGAGTGGTAGTGGAGCATAAGACCACCCTAGACGAGGCTGAGGAGTATGCTCGTGAGATGTTAAAGGGCATTCAGGAGGTAGAAGTCGTAGACTAGATGAAGTTCACAAAACATCCAATACTCAAGGCTCCCGCTCCTGGTGAGATTAAGAAGCTTTGCTTCAATGATGACGGCTCCTCCAAGCCAGAGGGACTCAAGGCTCTTGTAGAGCTTCACAGGATGCATGAGGACGCTGTGGCTAATGCTGATGCTGATCCATTAAACTTCGGTGTGTCGCTAAAGGGTTGGGTGTATGCAGATGAGATGCTTGAGAAGTATGATACTCTAATGATCTTCGGTGGCAATCGTAGCTCAAAGACTGAGTATGGCGCTAGGAGCGTCGTGAAGGCCGCACTAGAGAACCCTAAGTCTATCATCGTATGCTTTGCGCAGGACGCTGACGCCTCTATCAGGACGCAGCAATCAGCAGTCTACCGATACTTACCACCAGAGTTTAAGGTAAAGACTAAGGGTGTGCTAGAGTATTTAAACTACACGGTAAAGAACGGCTTTACTGGGCAGTCATTCATCCTACCTAATGGCTCTCAAGTGCTATTCCATACGTATAGCCAGTTCATTGCCAATCGCAGCAAGTTTGAGGGTCTTGAGCTGGGGTCAAAGTCTCCAGAGTGGCACAACATTGGCCTATGGCCTGATGAGTATCTTGAGGATGGTGACCTAATTCGGACTATGCGCTTCCGTTTAGCTACGCGGGACGCTAAGATGATGCTAACATTCACGCCAATTGACGGCTACACGCCATTCGTAGCTGAGTTTTTAAAGGGAGCAGAGACAAGGAAAACGCGCAAAGCACCATTGCTAGATGACGAAGAAGTTCCAGTGACGCAATATAGCCCAGAGAAGGATGCAGGTATCGTATACTTCCACTCTGAGTTCAATCCGTTCGGCGGATATGAGCGTATCGCAAAGGAGCTGAGGCACAGCACACGAGACGAGATCCTAACTCGTGCATATGGTGTTCCAGTCAAGTCAATGACATCTCTGTTCCCCCTATTTAACCAGAGTGTTCACGTGCTAGAGCATAAGGACTTCCCTGACCTATCAGACAAGAAGGAATATACCTGCTATCAAGTAGTTGACCCCGCTGGTGCGCGTAACTACACTAGCCTATGGGCAGGTGTTACAGGAGTAGGATCGGACACAGAAATCTATATCCGTAGAGAGTGGCCTGACCGCGATACATACGGACCTTGGGCAGAGTTTGGGGAGCCGAACTGGAAGTTTGGACCAGCTTCAAAAAAGATTGGTTATGATGTTGTCGGATATTGTAAGCTTTTTTCCGACATTGAGAAGGATCTAGGCATTGATCCCTTTGAGCGTATAGGTGATTCACGTTTTTTTGCTAATGAAAATGCTGATAATACAGATCTATTTGACCAGTTCTCCGAACATGACTTTCATTATGTTCCATCCGTTGGCTCCAAGGAAGAGCAGGGACTTACCGCTATTGATGACTGGTTTTTCTACAACGTGAACGCCCCAATAGATGCAGCAAATAGACCTCGTGTATACATACATGAAGACTGCGGAAATCTAATCTATGCCATTATTAATTATGGCGCACAAAGAAAAAAAGATGAGGCGCTAAAGGATTTCATTGATTGCCTTCGCTATTTGCGAACAGCAAATCACGGACAAGGACCAGAACATTACTCAAATGGAAAACTAAAATGCTTGGTCAGCTCAGGAGGATATTAATTATAAACAAATACGAAGATCAAGCGGATGTAATTGATGTAGCGAAGACACGTTAAAAGAAATGTGCTTACATTTTTTAATTCCATAAACATTATGAACAGGCAAATAGAAGCACAAGAAGAGTGGCAACTAGCCACTGACTACTGGGTCGAGCTTACCCTCGAAAAGTACAAGGGGTTCGATCGTGATGACTTAACCCAAGTATTTATGCGTGGCCCATTCGCTGGCTGGAGTGAACGTATGGTGCTGGAGTTAGCGGTGAAGATGGATGACGCAAATACAAAAGTACCGAGACATAAACTCACATAAACTCACATATTATGACAGAATCAGAATACGAAACATGTAAGTCCCTAGCAGAACAGCTAGGTAAGCCATACACAGCAATGCGAATTGGAAAGTTGCGAGCTGCTGTATGTTTAGACGAAGACTTGAACGGCAAGTATATTTTCCCTAGTGGAGTTTTAAAAATCCTAGCACAAATCAAAAGCGAGATTAACGTGATTGAAACAGCATCACCATCAGTAGTTACCGTAAGAGTATTGCACCAACAGACTGGAAACCCTAGATTCTTATTTGCCGAGGACTTAGATACTCGTAAGAAAGTTCGCGTATCAGTCCCACAGCGGCATAAGGACATTGTTAATCACAAGGGTAAGTTATTGAAAGTAAACAAAGGAGATCAAGATGGACAATCATTCTACAGATACCCAGTGCGATAGGTGGTTTACGGCGCAACACGCCGACCTGTGGGCAACAATTGACTGCATTCGTAGACATCGTGACCACGATACATCTACAATGACAGATGAGGAACTATTGGATGCACTCGGATATGAAGGAAAAAAGATGCAGAAGATCACTAGTTTGATACGATCAAGACGCTAGGAATTAATATGATACAATTACGACAATGGCTATAAATAGAAACCAAGACCGAGACGAGTCAGATGTTTATTTTGACGAGTTTGACTACAACCAATTCAAGGAAACCTTCGATGAGGATGTTGACAGTCTTGCTGACTTCATTAAACGTTGTAGCGACTCTGCCGATATTCGCCATTGCGAGTGGGAGGATAAAACAAGTGATTTAAAAAAATCATCTCAGACGGCGTTTCCATTTCAAAACTCTTCTGATACAGAAGTTCATTTGGCTGAATGCCACATTTCATCCCAAGTAGCCATCAACGAAAACGCACTGCGTAAGTCATCCATCCGAGCCTACCCGCGAAACATCCAAGATGTAGCACGATCCGCTGAGGTTACTGCATTTATGAAGTGGTTGCGTGACGCTGGAATTAAAGACTTCTGGCAGCAAATGGAGAAGTCTGACAATTACTCACAGGAGAAATCACTACGTGTAGCATATTGCGACTACAAGTCCCCGACCAAGCGTTCATACGAAAAGATCTTTGACCTAGAGGAAATCCAAAAGAGTTTCCCAGAGCAAGCAGCGGATTACATTGAGCTTCTAGCAGATGAAGATCGAGTAGAAGAAGCACTGGAAGTATTTAATTCAATCCCAGGATGGGAAGTAAATGAAAAGCGTGTAAAAAAATCACTTGCCGAATTACGAAAGAACGGAACAGCAAAGATCCCAGTAACAGTTGAAGACCAAGGCTCTCCAGTCTTGCAAGTTCTTGCACCAGATGAAGAGTTCTTTGCACCTTCCTACACAACAAATTTCTGCGACGCACCTCGCTGCCATACACGAAAGCCAATGACATCCCAAGAAATCCTCAGTCGCGTAAGCTCTGAGGGTTGGGACAAGGAATGGGCAGACTGGGCGGTAGAGAATGAGCGTGGCACACTTAACGCGTTCCGTACAAGCAGTTCAATACCGAATCCTCGACAGCCATCTTCTATAGACGAAGACCGCGACCTGATTGATGTTGTCTTTACGTTTGAGCGTTTGATTGACCGAGATGATCTAGCTGAGGGTATTTACCTGACAGTGTGGAGTCCCGAGTTTGGTGATAGCGATGGGCAAGTCCCACCATTTGCCAAGCGCACACTACTTAGTGGTCTGCGCCAATTACCTTTCGTCGTGCAGTCCCGAAGCTATGATGCACGCACACTATACAGCGCACCGACAGTTCCTGAGCTGCTGAAGGCAAGCCAGAAGAACCAAAAGGTTCTCCGAGACGCTAATATGGACAACTCAGCTTACGAAGTGAGTCCTTCCCTACTAGCGCCGCCAACGTGGGATCACGGTCGTCCAGGGCCAGGTGGTGTGTATGCCACTCGCACTGGTCAAGCTCCGTCATATCTGCAACGTAACACGAACTTCGGCGCTGTGTTTAATTTGGAGAAGGAGATTGTCGCTGAGGCAGATCGTCTAGTAGGTCACGACCCGCAAGACACTATCTCAGTTGAGATGCAACGTGCGTCGATTAATCGCCACCTAACCTTTGCTCAGGACGTCCTGAAGCTTACCTACGAAATGTATAAGCTCAAAGGACCAGAGGAATTGTTTTTCCGTGTCACTGGTCGCCCAGAGCCAATTCAATTTGTCAAGGACTCGGAAGAGACTGAGATGGATGTGTCCGTAAGCTTTAATACTATGTATGACGATCCAGAGAAGATGGAGAAGATGTCACGCACCATCATTCAAGCAGCACAACTAGATACATCTGGTCGTGTGAACAATGAAGCAGTTGTTGACTTCCTACTTTCGATGGCTGACCCAATGGCTGCTGAAACTATCTTGCTACCTGCTGAAGTTGGCACTGACAAGATCAAGAACGAAACACTGTCCGACATCGCTCAAATGTCTGCTGGTATCGCCCGCGCACCTGCCGCCAATGCTGCTGAACTACGCATGCAAGTTGTCGGTGAGTATGAAGGCGAACAAAAGCAAATCCAAGAGTCTGGTCAAGTCGAGTCTATCCTGTTCACCAACCCTCAGTTTATGTTCCTCCTCGGAGAATACAAGAAGCAACTTGAGATGGCAATTGCACAGAAAAAGAATGGCACTGAGTTCGGTATCTACGGAACGGAAGCAGCAAGTGTCGGCAATCTTGAAACCCAGAACCTAGAGGGAGGCGTATAACATGACATTCACTGAATTTAAAAAGCACCTTAACGATAATCCAGAGATTGGTCGCTGCCTCTATGAGTACCTAGAGGATCGACGAGATCAAATGTTATCGCAGCCTTGGTATTCCCCTGACAAGTATTTAGGGGACAGATGCCAGACAGTTGCACAGTTCCTAACAGCAGATCTAATGGAGGAGTTTGATTTTAAAAAATACTCCCGTAAAGACGAACGCTAGGACTACACATGCTATAATTTTATCAACAGCCTCCGCCTTGGCTGATTTAAACCAATAGGTAGATATGACAGATACACTAGAAGCGGACATCCCTGATTCCGAAGAAGCAATTCAGGAGACACGAACACCAGAGCAGCGCCGACAAGATCTTGTACAAGAGCGAATCGACAAAGCATTAGGTGTAACAGACGAACCAGAGCCAGAAGCTCCCGAAACCGAAGATGAAGAGGACGACGAAGAAGAAGTCGAAGTCCCTGAAGTTGATGAGGATGAAGAAGAAGAAAGTGATGATGAGTCAGGAGACGTTCCTTTAGATGATGGAGGATTTGACATTGAGGATCTGGACGAGGATGAGCTAGAAGCACTTACACAGCAGGTAGCATCTAAAGCGGGGAAAGCCCTGACTAAGGCGCGATTGCAGGATAAAGAGCGGAAGGCAGAGATTGATAAGCTACAAGAACAAGTGCAGGAATTATCTGCAAATGTTGTTACAAGCGACAATCCATTCGCCAACATCAGATCAGTAGAGAATGCAGATGGCGCAATTAAGCAAACGGAGGTCAACATTAAAGGTTGGAATCGTAAGCTCATTACGGATCGGGTTGAACAATATAACGAAAAGACTGGTGAAGACGAGTCTGGCGTTATGTTCGGCAGCCAGTTCATGTCTGTAGATCAATTACTCAATGCCATTGATAGGGAAGAGGAGAAGCTAGAACCATTACGTAATCGCAAGTCGGAGATCAAAAAAGTCTCAGAAACGCTTGGGGATACAGATGGTGTCATCGGAGAAGTCCGTGGCAAACTAGGGATCGAAGACGACTCAGACGAAGCCAAGGAGTATGAAGCTCTTTTGGCAAACCCAAAATTTGAGTTGGTTAAGAACATCCTACCAGAGTATGCAAAGGAGCTAATTGAAATCCTTGGTCGTGCGGCAGTAACTAAAGTGCCGAAGGCTAAGACATTCAGTAAGAAGCTTAAACGCAAGGCTCCCAAGTCTAAAACAGAGAGCGTTTCATTAGATACAAAAGCTGGACGATCACCGAAACGATCAAACAGTGATAGTGTGAAAGTCAAAAAACTCCAGAAGATCATCAGTGATCCAAGGCAAACAATATCTGCTCGGCGCGACGCTGACCAGCAAATCAGAATCTTAAACAGAAGTTAATATTATGGCACAATCATATTCAAATACAGTCGGTAATCGCGAGTCTCTCCGCCAAACAGCGGAACTGCTTGCAGCCGACATCACACCAGTAACAGGCTTGCTTAATCACACAGCAACCATGAACAAGCGTCCACGCAACTTGATGGACAAGCTTAAAGCCCCTGCAAATACTCCACACGTCGAAGGTGTTGACACCAATGTTGGTCGTGACGCATTCGCGAATGTTGCAGAGTTTGAAGGTCAAGCTCAACGCACAGTTGTTGAATACGCAGTTACCAAAGAGCAAGAGCAAGAAGACTCTGCTGTTGTTGCTAACATGATCAAAGCAGCCGACAAGTCTGCAATCGAAGTTGCAATTGACAAAGAGTTTGTTATTTGCGGTGATCAAGACAAGACAGCAGACGTTCCAGGTGGCGGCGCTCCAGTAGGTGGCGCAACACATGGTCTTGGCGCACTCATCAACAACACTCCAGCCACTGGCTTGGGTGGTGGAACTGATTACGTAACTCCACTAGCTTCCATCTATAGCGGCACTAAGGCGCTCTATGATGATGCAGCAATGGGCGCACAGATTGCTTCGATGTGGAGCCAAGATACAACCATGCAGGATCTTTGGTTGGTCGCTGGTCCAGGTCTTCGCGAGCATATTGTTGCTTCGTTCACCCGTACCGCTGGTGCAGCATCTCAAGTTGACTACAACGTGAATGGTACTACTACTATCCCTTGGATGGTTGAGATCATTGACTCTCAGTTCGGTCAAATCAAGATGAAGAGTGCTAATCCTAATTGCATGCCTTCCACAGATCGTGGTTACTTCATCAACCCTGGCCTCCTTAGCATTGCTGAGTACCAAGGCATTGAGTCCGAAAACTATCCTTTCTTGGGTGGTGCTTATAAGGGCGCAGTTGATACTCGTTATGCACTTTGCACATCTGGACCAAATGGTCTTGGTAAGATTAAGTTCTCCGACGAGGCGTAGTTAGTTAGTTAGTTTCGGGAGCGTGTCATCAATTGGCACGCTCCCTTGACATGTATGTTACAATAAAAAACAAAGGGATTATTATTATGATGAACAAACCGAAATGTAAGAAAAAAGGTAACACAGCAGGTAAAGTAAAAAGTAAGTATTAAAATTATGCGGAAGATATTAACAGATGAAGAGCTGACAGCACTAGCAGCAAAAATGGAGTTGCGTCGGCAATGGTTAATGTCTCCAGCAGGACGTGCGCGTCGCGACGAAGTGATGCGCCAATACATGAAGAAAACATACAGTGGTAACAAGCAGAGCAACGGCGGTGTCCTGAACTTTGCGGGTTGCTACGATGTTTTTGAACAGAAGGAGATGGAATACGAGTGTAAGGCCACAGATGGCACAGACTTCGTAAATCCAGACTACCTAAAATTTAAACAAAAAGACTTCAAGGAACGTGGTCTAACAGGAGATTGGCTTAACTAATGGCACAAAACACACGCACATGGGCGGAAGTAGTTGGTCTAACTCAAGCACGAGCTGGGGCAGCATTTTCCTCAGGAACTGAGCTTACCAACATTGGCTTCTTGCTGAACTCAGCAGCTCGCACAATCTATGACGAATCCCGATACTGGGAGCGCTACTTAGTGCTTGAACCTCGCACAGCGTCTCGTGGGTATATTGCTACAACAGAAGACAGCCTTAACGTGTACGGAGCTGGTACGGAAGCGGTAAATGGGTTGTATGTTCGCAATGGAAATAGCACAGACGGAAATCCAGCATATACTCTATATGAATCAGACGGAGTTACGGTTGTCTACAATCTCTGGTCAAACCTTAATTCAAAGTGGATTATTACGGCTGATGCAATTGATTATTTTGCATTTACAAGTACATACACAGTAGATTCTACTAGCACAACTCCACCGCTTACTGGTTGGAATAATCAAATCTCTAACGGCAAAAATCCAGCTCCAATCGTCCAAGCACTATCGGAGATTGGTGAAGCAATGGGTTACTGGAGCGGAGCAAAGTGGGAAGGTGGAGATCCAACTAGCCTCACAGCATACCCAGACCAAAACGGCATCCGTGTGGCAAGCAATGTCACTGGAACAGTTTATGTAGCATTTAAGAAAGCGTGGACAGATACATACGGCAACGGAGAGTCTGGCACGCTAGCAACAGTCCCGACGGAATGGGCGGAGTTTATGGCGTATGACGCTGCACGCTCATACAGAGCCTCACAGGGCGGAGAAGATGGCTTTAACCCCATTGCCCTACGTGACGTAAACAATGCCCTTGAACGGGCGCTAATGAAACCCAGTCGATCTGGTGCTATTGCAGCACTAAACAATCAACTGAAGACATACTATAGCACAGACAATAGCGTATAATGGCACATTTTAGATTCAGACGATCCTTTGGTAATGTTGGCACACGTAGATTTCGTGGCGCACGACCAGATTCAACTCCAGTGGGACCCACTAATTCCTACAATAATGCAGCGGGCGACTTCTACATTAATGCAGCGGGCGACTCCTACCTTCAACCTTAAATAAATAACATTATGGCAAACATTACAGTATCCTCTTCAGTTGACTCAATGATGCAAGCATCATCCGATGCTAATATCCGTGACGCTATCGGAGCAGACGTAGCTCCTCTTTCATCTGTCAACGGTCAGCTTCTTCTGCTGACAGC